TCTTCTTCCCATAAAAAAACCTCCAAACTGAGTAATATTATCTTACATCAGTTTGAAGGTTTACACAAACTTTGGGATACTCCCGAAGCAGAGGACTAACCCCCTGCTTCTTTTATTTGTCTTCATATTTAATATATAAGTGTCTCCATTTCTCCAACCAATTTTTAGCACCGATGTAACTTTGATAGGTCAATTCGTTACTATCTTGCATTTCTTCGTACATATCACATTCATGCTGTACACGAAACCAGACATCAGCAAAGTTATCAATTGTATCATCATTCATAGCGAAGTACACTTTTAATTTCTTTAGTGCAGTGATCGCTTTTTTACAATCATCGGGTAATTCTCTGTCAAATATTTCTACCATTTTTATCTCCTTTTCTACCCTCGTAACCTCCGGGGTGGGTGGTGTATGTTATGCAGGTATTACAAGACTGTCACGATCAGCCTTGACAAGACGATTTTTATTAAGTCTATCTTTCCACTGTTCAACAAGTGATTCATGGAGCTTTAAGGCTTCTTGCTTGCTGCAGGTTGTATAAGAATCAATTTCTTCAAAATCATCCATATACATTACAACGGTTTGGTATTCGTGTAATACTTCCACATAAGCTGTGGAAATATTACATTCTGTTTGATGTAACCAAAATTTGTGCCTTGCGATTACTTTATTCATTTTCAATCCCTCCTAAAATCTTTTTACAAGCTTCTACATATCCGTCTGGAAGTGTTTCAGTGTTCATCTTCCCACCGTTTGCTCTCCATTCGAGATATTTTTTAACTTCTTCTTTTTCTTCTTCCAGTTCGTAAATAAATTCTTCATAAGAAACGAAGTCCTCATTTTCGACTAACTTTTCAATTTCTTTTCTTAATTCTTTCATCTTCTTTTCTCCTTTTTAAATGTTTTTCGTTTATCTTTAACTAGAGTATAAATGATTTTAGTTTAAATGTCAATGATAAAAATAAACTTTTTTCGTTTGACATATGATATATTTTAAATTATAATGATTTAAAAACAGAAAAGAGGTGTGGTTGATGGAATACAATATAAACTTTACTTACAAGGACAACAAGCAATTAAAAGAAATCTACAAAGAACTACTAAAAAGGAACGGCATGACAATGACAGAAGCGTCACAGCTCTTAGGATTGTCAACACCGCAGCAGCTAAACAACAAATTTAATAATAAAAAAGTATCCTTAAGTGATTTAAAGGATTTTTTGGGTATAATGGGATATGATTACGAGATAATAATAAAAAAGAGATCTGGGAGCTTTTGAGTTCTTCCAGATCTCTTTTACTATGCAATTCTTGAAACATTGGAAGTCTTTACTTTTTCACTTCCGTATTTTCTTTGAATGTCCTCGAAAGACATTTTCTTTTTATGCCACTTTCCAGATGGCTCTGTTGAGAAGTGCCACTTTTTACGATTCTTAGACCACTTAAAGCCTAACTTCTTTAGCTCTTCTTTGTACGGGAATGTATTACCATCTACCCAAATCCAAGAGCCTACTACCTCGATATTTACACCATCGAAAGAAACAATATTATTAATAACATTTCTTAAGGCTTCGTCTGCCTTGTAATCAAATGTATTTTTCTTTTCTTCTTCTGGTGTCTGCCCTGCCTTGAACATGTCAAACAGTTTCTTGTATTCGGCTGTAATCTCTTGACATGTAACAACGTCTCCACCGTTGTCCGGGTGGTTGGCTACCATTAATTTTTTGTATTCTTTTCTGAGTTCCTGTAAGTTTTTGGCTGTAAAATATTTCATGATAACACCTCCTAAATTGTCTAGCAGAGACTTATAAAATCTCTGCTAAGCTAATAACCTGTGATTCTGATAAATTATCCATGACGATCTCGTCTCCTTTGTGGAGTTCGAATCTGTCTGGAAAAGTTCCGAACCATCCGTCAAACTGATTGTCAATGTAGTATCCTTTTGATTCTAATTTTTTGATTGCTTCTTTCATCTTCTTTTCTCCTTTTCTTGTTTGCTTTGCTCTCTTAACTTACTTTTATTATACATAAAATCTATGCATGCGTCAATAGAAAAGTGCATAAAATTTATGTATAAAATTCTTGATGTAAAATCATGAGTGTGCTATAATAATGCAAAAGGAGGGAAAAACGATGATAAAATACAAATTAGATGTGCAGGAAGAATTGAAGAAAAAAGGGTATACTTCTTATATAATAAGAAAAAACAAGTATTTAAGCGAGGGGACACTTGCAAAGATAAAGCGAGGAGAACCAATAAATATGAAAAGTCTTAATGCTATTTGCTGTATGCTCAGAAAAAATGTAGATGATGTAATTGATATAGAAATAACAGATGATGAAAAAATAAAATATTTTATCTAAAAAGTGTTGACTTATGAATAAATATTATGCATAATAAAGACAGTTAAAGGAGACAAGCAAAGAAAGAAGACACAAGAGAAGCAAGAGAGAAAGCCGAAAAAGAAATGTTCGGAAAATTTCTGGAAGAGCATAAAGAGTATTTAAAGGATAAAAAGGATAAGAAAAACTGAAAGCTAATAAAAAATATGGAAAGATGGTAAAAGAATTAAATAAAAAGAGTGTACACATGGCACCTGCCGATTATGATATGATATATCTACAAGATATAAACATAGTCGGGAGGTGTCTTTTTTTGATTAATAACAAACTAAAGAATTGCTGTAACGATTGCGTGTACTGCGAGATCGTGACAGAGACAAAGAGAAGAGCTATCCCAGAGGATAAGACGGAAGTGGTACTTGTAAATATAAAGTGTAGTCATATGTGTGTATGCAGTAAGTACAAGAAAGAGGTGCAGGATGGAAGATAAAAGCCTGTGCTGTGCAGGATGCAAGAACACACTATCTGACAGAGGGATTATGTACTGCACTAAGGATAACGGCAAGAGATTGATAAGAGACAGATATTTGACTGTATGTGATGATTACAAGACAGCAGGACCGACAACAAAGGTGTATGCAAACGAAAGGACGTGAGACAATGGGAGCAGGTGGCAGACCGCCTAAATACAAGAGTGTCAAAACGATGCAAAAAAAGATAGATGAGTACTTTAAACTATGTGAGGGCGAAGTATTAAAAGAAGATGGTAAGATAGTAAGAAATAAAAGCGGCTATCCTATTATGATTAACAGGAAACCTCCAACAATTACCGGATTGGCTTTGCATCTTGGTTTTACATCTAGAGCGGATTTGTTGTATTACCAAAACGAAAAACAAGAGTTTCTTGACACAATCACACGGGCGAAAAGCAGAGTGGAAGAGTATGCAGAGGGCAGATTGTACGACAAAGAGGGAAGTTCTGGGGCACAATTTAACTTAAGAAACAACTTTAAACACTGGGATGCAGACAAGAAGCAGGAAGAGAATAAGACAGAGGGAATTACAATAGTAAATAATATTCCTAGAGAGTAAGGAGCGGTTGCATGGTTAATTTGACGGATGTGATCGCCCCATCTTTTTATAGGGTGCATTGGGACATTCAAGACGGCAAGCATACCTATTATGATTTGTACGGTGGTCGTGGTTCTTGTAAGTCCTCGTTTGTGTCTGTAGAGATTGTACTGGGTATGATGCAGGACGAAACAAACGGAGAATTTACAAATGCGGCAGTATATCGAAAGGTAAAAGATACTTGCAGATCATCAGTATTTGAACAGATAGAATGGGCAATAGATGCTTTAGGTGTTTCTGATCTGTGGGAATCGTCTGTAAGTCCTATGCAGCACACATACAAGCCGACAGGACAAAAGATACTATACAGAGGTCTTGACAAAGCTAAAAAGTCAAAATCTGTAAAGGTGTCTAAAGGATATATAAAATATTTGTGGTTCGAGGAATTAGACGAGTTCGCAGGCATTGAAGAAATCAGAACAGTACAGCAGTCTATATTGCGTGGTGGTCCTAAGTTTGTTGTATTTAAGACATTTAACCCACCAATCAGCATTAATAACTGGGCGAATAAGTATGTAGCAGAAGCAAGAGAGGACAGCTATAGGCATAAGAGTAATTATACAACGGTTCCTGCGGAGTGGTTAGGACCTCAGTTCTATGTCGATGCAGACTACTTAAAAGAAACGAATGAACGTGCATACAAGCATGAGTATCTGGGAATCCCTGTAGGACTGGGAACAAATATTTTTGAGCTTCTGGAAATCCGCACGATCACGGACGAAGAAATAGCAAGGCAGGAAAAAATATATCAAGGGCAGGACTGGGGATACTATCCAGACCCGAAAGCATTTGTCAGATGTGCATATATGCCTGCATCACAAAAAATCTTGTGCATAGACGAGTTGGGCGGTCAAAAAATCCGCAACACTGCAATGTCACAGATGATTATAGGTAAGGGATACAACGACTATAGTATTAGTTGTGGAGCTGACGAGATAGAAAGCATCTTAGACTTTAGAGATGCAGGACTTGTTGCAAACAAAACAAACGTATATCCGGGTAGTCGTAAATACTCTTATGAATGGTTGCAGTGCAGGACATTAGTCATAGACCCTGCGAGAACTCCACGGCTGTATGAAGAGGTAATAAGCTACGAGCATGAGGTAGATGAAAACGGAGAAATCAAGGCAGATTATCCAGACGGCAACGATCATTTTATTGATGCATTAAGGTATGCGACAAGTCCAATGAGTATGAGACGTGGCGAGAGTGCATAAAGGAGACAAAAACAATGATGATAAATTTAAAAGATGTAACTTGTATACAAATTGGAAATGTAATGTTAGGCATCGAGAATATAGAAAAAATATCTATCCATGATGGTGGGGTTTGGCTTACGATTAATGGCGATTTGATACAAGGAGATATAGAAACAAAAATCGGAAACGTTAAACTGATAGCGGTGGAATAGATGGGTATATTTAGCAGAATGAAAGAGATATTAAGTGCCCTTTTTAGACAAAGGGCAAGAGAAGAATTTAAGATAGACACTGCGACTAGTCCAGAGATGCAGAGAGTTATAGAAAAATGTGCGTACATCTATAAGGGCAGTCCGTACTGGTTAGACAAGGACGAGCATATAAAGACTATCAACTTTGCAAAAGCGGTATGCTCGGAGACAGCACGCCTTGCTACCCTTGCAATAGGTATAGAGATAGATGGCAGTGCAAGAGCTAATTGGTTGCAGGAACAGATTGACAAGGAATTGGAGCAGGTGCGACACCATGTAGAATACGGCTGTGCATACGGTACAATTGTATTAAAACCTAACGGTGCAAGTGTGGACTTGATCACGCCAGAAAACTTTATTGTAACAGACGAAAGCAATGGAGAGATTCAAGGCATTGTGTTTGTGCATCGTGAAATCTCAAGTGATGGCAAGACATACTACACCAAACTAGAATATCATAGGTACATCGAGGACGTGTATCAGATCACAAATCGTTGCTATGCTTCTAAGGATGCCAACGATACAGGAAAGCCAATTGACATAGACGAGACACCATGGCGTGGAGAACTAGAGGATGTAGGACTTGCAAACCTAAACGGACAACGTCTGTATGCAGTTCTTAGGACACCGCAGGCGAATAACGTAGACCTGCATTGCAGTTTAGGATTGCCTATCTTTTACGAAGCAATAGAAGAGCTAAAAGATTTAGACACTGCATACAGCAGGAACGCAACAGAGATATTCGACAGCCGAAGAATGTTGTTGCTAGACTCCGACAAGCTGTTAGAGACTGGTACAAGGGTAAATAATACACAGGATGGATTTGAGAGAAGCAAGAAGCGGTTAAGACTGCCAGAGTACGTCAAGAATGTAAATAGCTCAGACATTAAAGGATTTTATCAAGAGGTAAACCCAAGTCTCAACACGGATACACGACTGACAGGAATCAATGCCCTGCTGTCACAGATTGGGTATAAATGCGGATTCTCCAATGGATACTTTGTGTTTAATGAGACTACAGGCATCCAAACAGCTACAGGCGTAGAAGCAGAGCAGCAGAGAACAATACAGTTTATCAAGGACGTTAGGGACAAGCTACAGTTCTGCATGGATGATTTGATTGCAGCACTTAATATCTTTGCTGATCTGTACCAATTAGCACCAAGTGGACCGTATGAGACTTACTATGACTTTGGAGACATAACATACAATGAGGACGAGGACCGTTCTCGTTGGTATAGCTATGTTGTAAGCGGTAAGATTCCTTTCTGGTACTATTTAACAAAATTCGAGGGATTCAGCGAAGAAGATGCAAAAGCATTAGAAGCAGAAGCACAGCCAAAAGAACCCGACTTATTTGGTGCAGATGGAGAGGAGTAGAACATGGGCAAAAGTAGAATAGAAAAATATCTTGCATACCTTAGTGGCGAAGATGTAAAACTACCCGAACCATTTACAAAGCAAGAAAAGCTGTTGTACAACATCTGCAAAAAGGGAGTTACAGGCAGTACAGAAACAGATAAAACATTAACACAAGAGGGCAAGCCTGCGGATGCGGCAGCAGTTGGGAAAATGCTAGATGCAACACTAATGGCAAAAGACCCCGAAGAATAGGCGGTGGGATTATGCTAACGCCAGATTACTTATGGTATGTGCCAGAAAAGGCAGAGAAGCAGGCGGAAGAACTACATAACAAGATTGTATCGGTCATGATTGAACGAATGATGATAAGACTAGGACGTGGCGAGGATTACCTTTTTACTCCTATTGACAAGTGGCAAATGGATGTATTGCAGGATGCAGGGTACATCTTGCAGGCGGTACAGAAAGAGATTGCACAAACAACAAAGATAGGCATTGATACAATTGCACGGACAATGAAAGAAGCAGGTATAAAGGCTATAGAATGGGATGATGCAGTGTATAAAAAGGCAGGTCTTGAACCAAAACCACTCGGGGAAAGTCCTTATCTACAACGATTGTTGCAGAGGAATTATGAAAAGACCAAGGGAGAGATGCATAACTACACCGGCACAATGCCGAACGCCTGCCACGATAATTACATAGATGCAGTGGATAAGGCATATAACCAGACAGCAAGCGGTACAACAAGCTACACAGAAGCGGTCAAAGAAGCTGTTAACGACATTATAGACAAGGGTGCAGATGTAACATACCCTAGTGGACGTAGAGACAGCATAGAGACAGCTACAGCGAGAGCGGTCCGTACTGGTGTAAGCCAGATGGCAGCAGATATTACAGACGCACGTATGGACGAGATGGATTGGGATATTATCCTAACATCTGCCCATCTGGGAGCCAGAATCGGAAACGGTGGGGATAATTTAACCAATCATTTCTGGTGGCAAGGCAAGTTTTACAGCAAAAGCGGTAATGACCCAAGATTTCCGCCTTTTTCAGTCTGCGGTATGGGGAATGTGCAGGGAATCCATGGGGCAAACTGCCGACACTCCCACGGTCCGGGGGATGGAATAAACAATCCGTTCGAGGACTACGACAGCGAAGAGAATCGCAAGGAATACGAGAAACGAAAACGCCAGAGAGAGCTTGAAAGACGTATCAGAAAGACGAAACGGCAGTTAATCGGCATGAAAACGGCTGTGGATAATGCAAAGGACGAAGCCTTAAAGCATGAGCTTGATATGGAATATCAGAAAAAGGCTGCACTGTTGCAGAAACAGAATCAAGCTTATAAAGATTACTGCAAGCAGAACAATCTTAAGACACAAAACGAAAGACTCAACACCGCAGGATGGGACAGAAGTCAATCATCATCTGCTAGAGGTGCAGCGACTAGGTATAATAACGCACGAGGTAAATAATTTGGAAACTATTAATCAATTCATGGTTGCGTGTGGGTGGATTATAACAATTGGTGGAGCTATAGGTGTATTGTATAAAGCCTATAAGCATTACAAGAAGCCTACGGACGATTTAGAGCAACGTATAACGTCAATTGAGACAGACATCAAAGATATTAAACGGAAGCTTAACAGTGACTACAACACAATTAACAGCCAACAGGACGATGTTAATTTAGTCATGAAAAGTATGTTTAATTTGATTGAGAACAAAATCACAGGGAACAACATCGAGGGCCTAAAAAAAACCCGAGACGAGTTAATAAACGCACTGACAACACACGAGAAATAAAGGAGAATAAAAATGGGAAGTAGAGAATATTTAGCGGTATGCAAAGCAAAGATTGTTGATTATGTGAACGGACATATGGACAAGACAGACAACAATCATATTACAATGAATGACGTGTATGTTGTTTGGTATTCCAAAACATTACAGAACCACAAAGCACTGTTAAGCACGACATTATCTGATGGCATGTATTATGAAATGACATTCAACGGAGATGAAAGCGAGCTGTACATGGACGCTTACAAGAAGTGGGAAAATGTCAAGTTTGAGATGTAAAGGAGAATAAGAATGATAATTGACGGTATAAATTTTAAAGAGTTAAATATCACAAAAGATGGAGAACTGATTGCATCAATTACAGATGGAAAAGATGGAATCGTACACAAGGACGGCTATAGAGTACAACTTGTAGTGGAAGATGTCGGCATGTCGTTTGCAGAAGCATTTAAAAGAATGAAAGCAGGACACAAAGTAAAACTTCCATCATGGGGTGGTTTCTGGTACTGGGATACAGAAAAAGAAACTATCATGATGCAGTGCAGAGATAAAGACAACGGAGAAAAGGGAGACTTATTAGATATTAGAGATACAAAAATGGTGGAATACACACTAAACAATATCTTATCTAATGAATGGTTGATTGCAGAATAAGGAGTAAAAGTATGGCTAAATACGTAAAGAAACCTGTTGAGATAGAAGCGATCACGTTTGATGAGTTTATGAGAATCGGAGCAGAGAACGCTGATACTGTGGTTAACGGTATGCCTGTCAAGTTCATGTACAATGGTTACGTCATTAGACAATATGACAGCAATTCTTACACTATCCCAACACTAGAGGGAGATTTTCTCATGACAAAAGATGATATGCTTATCACTGGCGTAAATGGAGAAATCTATCCATGCAAGAAAGAAATTTTTGAAAAAACTTATGAAAAGTGTATTGAAAAATCCATAGTATAGCATTTACAATAATACTTGTAACAAATAATAGTTGTTGTTGAATAAATCATTTTTTACTTGCTAGTATGTGATTTGTTTCGAAGATTTTTCATGTTACAACCCTTTTTCTTATTGATTTTATAAAGTATAATACGGCAGGACTTCTCACGAGGTCCGTGGAAACATAGTTCAGTTGGTTAGAGCATCCACCTCATAAGTGGACGGTCACATGTTCGAATCCTGTTGTTTCCATTAGCCACAAAAGTGGCGATCAATAGCATTTATTTTCTGACCCTTTATTGGTAGAGCTGTAATTTTTTTATACTCCTCCAAAAAACGTTGAAGCATCATGTTGTCGCATGGTGCTTTTTTCGTGAAAAAATTAGAAAAATGAGTAGAAAAAAAGAGTCTCCATATCTTACAATAAAAGAGTAGATTGTTTGATGCTCATGTGATTCAATCAACTAACCTCCTTCCACAAGTTTTAAGAGAGAGTTAGAGGCTCAAGAGTGGTTCAAGCCCACTCTTCTCTTTTACCTTGGCTTAGGTTTATAAGCCTTAATCCATTACCGCAGACGAGCGGTATACAAATATCGTAGGAGGATATATATGCAGAATTACGAAAAGATTTTAGAAGAATTAGGAATCGAAATCCCAGAAGATAAAAAAGCGGATTTAAAAAAGAAAATGTCTGAAAACTATAAGACTGTAGCTGACTACAATAAGCAGGTAGAGAAAAAAGATGAATACAAAACATCTTTAGACGAAGTGCAGTCTAAATTAGCCGACTTAGAGAAAGAAGATGTTGACGGCCTTAAGACTAAGATTACAACATTAACGCAGGAACTTGCAGATGAAAAAGAAGCAAGAGCAAAAGAAGCTAAACAGACAGAGTTAAGAGACAAAGTAAAAGATTTCTTATCTGATAAAAAATTTGTAAATGCAATCACAGAAGACTCTATCCGCTCCCAGATGATTCAGAAATTGGAAGAAGAGAATGGGAAAAATGCAGAAGATGTATTTAAAGAACTTACTACTAAAGATGGAAAACCAATTGAGAACATCTTGGTTGATGAAAAGAAAGTACCAGATGTTAAGATCCCAAGCTTTACAACTAAGTTCAACAGCGGAGAGCAGAAAAAGGGAACACAGAAGTTAAGGGAAATGTCTTTAGACGACAGAATGAAGCTTAAGGCAGAGGACCCAGACTACTATGCAACCTTATTAAATGACAGATAGATAATACCGACTCACAATATGGAAGTGAGCCGCTAACCTAAAAATCCCTTAATAGTTGTAGGTAGATGGGACAAAGATAAGTCCTTATCTATTCTTATTTAGGGTAGAAAGGACTTTTTTTATGCCAAGAACAGGAAGATTTGGCGGTTTTGATTTTGACCCAGAGGTTTTTTCTGAGTTTATGTCAGAAAACCCAACATGGAACGATGCAATTATTGCATCTGGTGTGTTAGCACAGGACAATACAATCATGGATTTAATCGGAGAAAAAGGAAATGTCGCAACAATTCCATTCTATACACCGATTGATGAACAGGACTCACAGGCTTTAAACAACGATGGAGAAACAGATAATACACCTGTTGAAATCACAGGAAAGAAACAGACTTGTATGTTAATCCAGAGAATGAAAGCTTGGAAAGCAAAAGACTTTACAAAAGAGTTAACAGGTGCAGAGCCTATGACTCATGTTGCAAACTCTGTTGCAAGCTTTTATAAGCAGGTAAGAACACGTGACTTAATGACTACAGTTGATGCAGTTTTAAGCCTGTCTGGTATGGAAAACCATATTACAGACTTATCTTTAACTGGCGAGGGCACTGTAGGAGATGCAAACAAAATTGATGATACAACACTTATATTCGCACAGCAGAAAGCTTTAGGAGATTCCGCTGACAAGATGGGATTACTTGTATTAAACTCTTACATCTACGCAAAGTACAAAGCAATGGGACTTGTTGACTACAACAAATACACTATTGCTAACGCAGTAGAAAGAGAAGTAAATCTTCCTACAATCGGTGGATTTATCCCACTGGTAACAGACAGATTTACAGTTGATACAACAGGAACAAACCCAGTATACAAAACTTATATGCTTGGTACAGGTTCAGTATTGACTTGTGATAAGACAAACTATGAAAATCCTTATTATACAGACTATGACCCAGAAACATCTGCCGGTATTGAAAAGCTGTATACAAAACAGGGTTATGTATTACATCCTAACGGATTTTCTATTAATGCTAACAAGATTGCAAAAGAGTCTCCTACAAACGCAGAGTTAGGAACTAAAGGAAACTGGTCTTTAGCATTTAACCAGAAGAATATCCGCATGGGTGTTATTAAATCCAACGGATAAAAAGGAGTGCGATTTCATGGCAAATTATGTTGACTATGAATATTACAAAACCCTTTTTGGAGAGAAAACAATCCCAGAAGCAGACTTTAATCGTCTGGTCTGGGATTCTTGCAAGAAGATAGATAATGCCACGACTGGTGTTGACAATGTGAAGAAACTTAAGATTGCTTTTCCAACAGATGAAGATGATGCAGAAGCAGTTAAAAGATGTGTTTGCGAACTTCTATCAATCACATATAAGATTGAACAGGCAGAAACGAGAGTTGAAGCATCACAGGGTTATATCACATTAGAAGATGGAACAGTGATGAGTAAGCAGGTAGCATCTAAGAGTGCAGGAAACGAGAGTATAAGCTATGTGACTTCCAGTAACGCAGGTACGGCTACATTGATAGATAAGTGTCTAGCGGATAAGGAAGCACAAAAGCAGTTATACTCTGACACAATAAGAGACTACTTATCGGGTGTCACAGATGCCAATGGAGTAAGTCTACTGTATATGGGAATGTACCCAAGGGAGTATTTATGAAAGATTGCAAAATAAATGTTTTAGGAACTACATATAAAATCAGATTCAGACACGAGAACGAAGATGAAAAACTGCAAGAATTAAATGGCTATTGCGATTATTCAAACAAAACAATAGTTGTTGCAATTTTTGAAAGAAGTGTAGATTCCGTGGAAAACCTTGAATCGGTTCAAAAAAGTTTGCTTAGACATGAAATTATGCACGCTTTCTTATACGAAAGTGGTTTAGATGGGCAGTCCTGCAACACAGATTGTTGGGCAAATAATGAAGAAATGATTGACTGGTTTGCTTTACAGTCTAAAAAGATTTTTAAAGCTTTTAAAAGAGCAGGTGCATTATAAACGGAGGGATACGATGTATAACGACACAATTACACTTTTCAATAGATATGAGAGTAAGCAGGGCGATACATGGTATCCCTCCGTTTTGCATAATTGCAATCTTAACATGGATAAAGCAAGCATCATTGCAAAATATGGCTCTGACTCACAGGACAATGCTGTATTAAACGTGCAGTATAGCCTAAAAGACGGTCAAAAGATGGTAGGGAGTAAATTATGGCTACCGCCTAAAGAATGGTCTAAACAGGCAAATGATAAGTTACCACAGGCACTTACATTTAGTTCTAAGGCTAATGGTTTTGACTTCTTTATTGTTAGAGAATGGGAAAATGAAGAACCGATTGCAGACGATGATTATATAGACGGTTTTTACGAAGAGATGAAACTTAAGTATGATTATGTCTTTGCGATCACTGGAAGTGCCTTTTACGACATAATTCCGCACTTTGAAGTAATGGCTAAGTAGGTGGTTATATGGCTAAAAAGAAATTAGGAAATGTCAATATCAATACATCTAACATGATTGCAAATATCAGCCTTGAAAGATTTGACGACCAGATACAACATGCTCAATTTTGGCTAGATAGTCAAATTATGACCGATATGGTCCCTTATATGCCACACGAAACAGGTACATTCATAAACGTAACGAGGTCAAAGAGTGCTTCTCTTGCAGGTACTGGGATGGTATGTGCAGGTACTGGACCGATGGGACGTTTTTTGTACTACGGTAAAGGCATGGTTGACGAATTAACAGGGTCTCCATGGGCAAGAAAAGGTGCTAAGAAAGTATTAGTTACAGAATTTGCAGGACATACCAACGCAAAAGTTGACTTAAGTTACCAGAATCCAAAAGCAACTCCAAAATGGTTTGAGACAGCAAAGAAGAATCACGGCAAAGCATGGGTTACTCATGTTAAGAAGCAGGCAGGAGGAAGTTAATGGCAGAAGAAAAGAAGCCAGTCAAGTACGACATTGATGGTTTTGACGTAATCACAACAGCATTGCAAGAACTGGTAAATCAGTTCCCGGAGTTAAGAGAGGGAGACGAAATTGCATTTTCTACATTAGATGATGCAAGCGGAAAAGCAATGTTCCCAGTAAGCGGTGCAGTGATCGAATCAGAAAAAGAAAGTATCACAGGACACGTCACACAGGTATGTCTGTATCCATTTTGCGTGATATGTCGTGCAAGTGGTACAAAACCAAAGAGGAAAGCAGACATTAAGGAGTGGTTGGACAACCTTGGCAAATGGTTAGAAAAACAAACAATCACGATTAAAAACAATACATATAAGCTAGAAGAATACCCAGTTCTGACAGGGAATCGAAAGTTTTTAACGATTGACAGACAGACACCTGCATATTTGGACAGCACAAACGAAAACAAGTCTGAGAATTGGGCAATCAACATTTCTGCCCGATATCAAAATGACTTTGATAGATAGATAACACATTAACTGGTCTGTATTATGAAGCAGATCACTAACCTTGAAAAGATAAAGGAGAATCAAAATGGCAGTTACAACAGGTAAAATTGCACGTAAATATATGGCTCATTTCTTAGATTCTGGTTCACTTTGTGGCGGAACATCTGGCTATGAACGTCTGGGAAAAGACTTAGAAGAATACAATGTCGAACTGAATCCAGACACAGAAACATCTAAAAACATCATCGGAGAATCAACATTTAAGCATAATGGATATGAAGTATCTTCTGAAGCTGACCCTTATTATGCAGAAGCTGACTCTGTATTATCACAGAAATTACAGGAAATTGTTGATAATCGTTACACAGATGACAACTTAAAGACAAATGCTGTAGAAGTGCATATGTGGAAAGAAGCTACAAGTGGAGCTTATGAAGCATATCAGCAGGAATGTTATGTAACACCTACATCATACGGTGGGGACACATCTGGTTATCAGATTCCGTTTACCGTCAATTATGTTGGAGAACGTACAAAAGGTACTTACAACGTTGAAACAGGTAAATTTACAGCATCTACAAGCTCAGTGAGTACATCTAGCACAGGAAAATAGGGGTTAAAAAATGGAAGAATTAAGAAGAAAAGTCAAAACCGGTGCCTTAAATGTGGTACTGACCAATGAAGATGATACAGAGATTGGAAGATTTTCTTTCAATCCTGTTGATTTGAATATCATCAGAAGATACGAAGAGGTAGTTGCAAACCTTGAAAAGATGGAAGTACCAGAAGATGCAACAGAAAAAGACATTCTGGAATTATCCGACAGATTAGAAGAACAGATTGATTACTTACTCAACTCTAAAGCTTCTAAATCAGTCTTTGCTATCTGCAATCCGCTAACACTGACAGAAAGCGGAGATTTCTTTATTGAGAATATCATCGTAGAAATTGCAGATGTAATCGAACAGGTAACAGACCAGAGAATCAAAAAGAAACAGGCGAAAATTAAAAGGGCAACGTCTAAATATCACAAATAATGGAAGTTTGGGAACTTCCTACATCCATAGTAGTTGGTGGCATAGATTATGAAATACGCACAGATTTTCGTGCAGTTCTGGACATTTTAAAAACATTTAATGACCCAGACTTTGAGAACGATGAAAAGTGGATTGTTTGCCTTACCATTTTATACGTTGATTTTGGGAATATGCCACCACAAGACTATGAAGAAGCTATTGAAAAAGCCATCGAATTTATTGACATGGGTATCAAGGACGATGGGAAGAAACAACCTCATGTGATGGATTGGGAACATGATGCACCAGTTATCATCCCATCTGTTAACCGTGCACTTGGAAAAGAAATACGAGCTATGCAGTATTTACATTGGTGGACTTTTTTAGGAGCTTACATGGAAATTGGAGAGTCTTTGTTTTCGCAGATTCTTAGTGTTCGCATGAAGAAAGCCAAAGGAAAGAAACTGGAAGATTGGGAAAGAGAGTTCTACAAAGAAAATAAAACGCTTATTGACCTAGATGTTAAATATTCCGAAGAGGAATTAGAAGAACAGAAACGTTTGAACGATTTACTGAATGGGAAAGGGGCGTGATTGAATGGCTACACAAAAAGCGGATGGAAGTATTTATATCAAAACAGAAATTGATACAACCGAAGCAAAAGCAAGTGTGAAAGAAATCGCATCCCTTTTAAAACGTTTATCCAATCAAGTAAAAACCATTGGAAAATCAATGGAAAAAGCCATGAGTGGCGGTATAAAAGCACCAGATACAAAAGGTATGGATGTTGTCGAAGAAAAAGCAAAGACCGTGGCTGAGGAACTGGAAAAGACCGCACAGGCAGAAAAGAAACTTGATAACATAGACATTAAGACGACTGCACTTGATACGTTAGATAAAGCAATAGAAACCACAGGACAGAAACTTGCAGAGTTGGAAAAAGCACAGATGGATGTATTCAACAGAAATCAGAGTGCAACATCTTCTCCTGCGTTTCAAGCAATGGAAAGTGCAGCGGCTAAACTAGATCAGCAATACGAAGAACTTCTTGCAAAGAAAAAGCAGTTAGAAGCACCGACAGCGAGTGCAGACAGTGGTCTACCTAAAAGTGCAAAGCTTACTGGTGGAACAGGTCTTGCAAGCGAAGAGAGTGCAAAAGCATTACAAAAATTAAATGCAGAAATCACAGGTACAGAAACGAGTGTTGAATCCTTAAACACCGATTTAGGACAAACAACACAATTGCAGGATGAAATCAGCAATTCAAATATCAAGACAACAGCATATCAGATTCTTGAAGATTCCTTGCAACGCCTTGATACACAGTTTGAACAGGTAGCAACGGCACAGCAAGAAATCTTTGCAAGAAATCAGAACGCAACTTCTTCTCCTGCGTTTTTAGCATTGGAGAGTGCTGCGGAAAAGCTCGGCAGACAATATGACGAATTATTAGCAAAGAAAAAACAGTTGGACAGCGGAACAACAACCGCACAACCAACAGAAAAAGTACGTACCGCACCGATTACAGGGAACTACGCAAAGACAGCATCAGAAGAAAGTGAGAAAGCCTTAAATGCATTAAATAAGGAAATATCTAAGACTGATGCAAAAGAAAGAAGCCTTGTTAACACAAATAGTAGGCTTGGTTCATCATTTAAGAATGTCAGTCAGTCTGCGGACAGTGCTAAGACAAAGACAGGCGGTATTTCATCTATCTTTAGTAGGATGGGTGGAGTCGTATCTGGACTTGGAAAACGTCTTGGTGTACTGGCACAGAACTTCACAAGCACAACAAACAGTGCTAATAATGCAAGATTTTCTATTGGCCGAATGGTCGGTATGAGTATATTATATTCTACCGTTTTTGGAATGATTTCTAAAGTTAACAGTGGAATCATGACAGGCATCAATAACCTTGCACAGTATTCGTCTGCTACTAATGCTTCGATATCTTCTATGATGTCAGCATTAACTCAGTTACAAAACAGTTTGGCAACAGCATTTGCACCGATTTTGTCCGTAGTTGCACCTATATTAACGGCATTCATGAATATGTTATCGAAAGCAATCACGTATATAGGAATGTTTATAGCGGCACTGACAGGACAGAAATCTTTTACAAGAGCGAAAGCCGTACAAGAAGATTATGCGGCATCATTGAATAAAACATCCAGTGGTGCTAATAAGGCGGCAAAAGCCACAAAGAATAACGCAAATGCCACAAAAAAAGCAAATAAAGAGATACAGACATATCTTTCTGGACTGGATGAAATCCGACAGTACCAAAAAGAAAAAGATAACGATACCCCTAGTTCTTCTACCCCATCCGCAGGCGGTGGAGGTGGTGGCGGTGGTTACACTGGTCCATCCATTGGAGATATGTTTGAGAAAGTTCCTATTGAATCTTCTATTGCGGACATTGCTAAGAAAATTAAGAACCTCATAAAAAAAGAGGACTGGGAGGGACTTGGGACTTACATTGCATCTGGTATCAATAAAGGATTGCAAAAAATCTATGATGCCATCAATTGGGATAATGTAGGCCCGAAGATTACATATTTTGTGAACGCATTTACACGGACATTCAATAGTCTTGTTGATCACATAGACTGGGATTTAATGGGACGTACTGTGGGTGCAGGTATTAATACAATTGTCAACACACTGAATCTGTTGATAGAGGGAATCAATTGGAAAAATCTTGGTTTAAAAATTGCAACAGGTATCAACGGTTTATTCAATGAAGTGAATTGGAATAATGTAGGGCGGTTGTTTGCGAATAAAATAAATGTTCCGTTTCAAATGTTAGAGGGAGCTGTAAATACTCTTAACTGGGCAAAGATAGGAACGTCAATAAGTGGATTTTTGAATGGTGCGATCAACCAGATAGATGTTAAGTCTATTGGTACAAGCTTATCTGGATTAGCATTAGGAATATTAACAACATTAGATAATGCACTTACTACAACAAACTGGTCACAGCTTGGCACAAAATTAGCAACATTATTAACATCTATTGATTGGGTTGGAATATTTGTTAGTGCAATATCTGTTGCAGGAAAAGCAATCACGGCATTAACACAGCTTGGTGTGTCTTTTATGGATAACTTGGCAAAAGGTATTACAAATGGGACACAGCAGTTTATTAGTAAGGGATTATCAGCATTGACGAGTTTTACTGCAAACTTAAGAAGCAATGCAGGAAAATTAGTAGATTCTGGTTTAAAGCTTATGTTAAATCTTGCAAAAGGTATAGCAAAAGCAATGCCAGACATCATCAAAAATGTACCACAGATTGTGATTAATATTGCAGGCGTTATTAACGATAATGCCCCTAAGATATTACTTGCAGGAGTACAGCTTATCGCAATCTTGCTCAAAGGTCTCATCCAGTCAATACCGACATTGATCGCAAACGTGCCAAAGATTGTGCAGGCAATCGTCAGTGTATTTACAGCTTATAATTGGCTATCACTTGGAAAAAGCCTCATCACAGGTATTAAAAACGGAATTATGAATGCAAAAAATACTGCGGTTGATGCTATGAAGAATACATACAATGGCTTGATTGATGCGATAAAGAATTTACCGTCTAAACTCAAAGGACTTGGAGAAAACGGAATTAAAGGGATAGGCAATGGAATTACTGGGAAATTGTCTGGACTTAAAACAACGGCAGGGAAAATATTGACCAATATCATAGAAGCGGTTAAAAATCTTCCTAAAGAATTATCAAAAAAAGCTACATCTGCGATAAGAGATATGAAAACTACATTTAAAAATGTCGATTGGGGCAGCGTTGGAATGAATGTAGTAAAAGGTATTGCAAAAGGTGTTGGAGATTTTGCATGGATTTTGGTTGATAAAATGACAGGTCTTGCACAAAAGGCGTGGGAGGGTGTGAAAGATTTCTTTGGAATCCATTCTCCATCAAGACTTATGAGAGATACGGTAGGTAAGATGATTCCTGCCGGTATTACAGTAGGTTTGGAAAAAGCTTTTCCAGATACACTCAAAACCCTTATGAATCAGTCTGAACAGTTGGCAAATGTACCGTTCAGAACACCAGAGATTGCTACAGGTAAGATAATACCTGCGAAAGCATCCGCAGTGATCGCACAAAAGCAGAACAGCACAAACAGTAACAATAATGACGTACTTAATTTACTTGAACAGCTATTATCTGTTACGAAGTCCTTAGAATCAGACAACAGCGGTAACAATGGTGGGGATTATCATTTCACAGCACAGATTAACCGCAGGACGTTGTTTGATGAATTTATCGAAGAAGCAAAACTAAGACAAATGAGTAATGGTAGAAATCCATTCAGCCTTGCGTAGAAAGGAGTAAAAAATGGCACAGGATTATATAAAAATCAATAATAAAAAAGTCTGGCAACCAGATTCAGACACAGCCGTAGCTTTTGAAACTACCTATACGCAAGGTAGCACGAGGGCACAGTCTGGTAAAGGAAAGTTTACCCCGATGTTCACAGTAGAGCGATTTACATACAGTGCATCGGATGTGCCAATGTCTAAGGTTACGGAAATATTAGAAATGGTGGCACGTGGTAAATCTTTTGATTTACATTATTTTTCTGTATTTTACGGAGAGTGGAGAACAGCAAAGTTTTATGTCGGACAGGTATCGGACATTAAGATAAAAACACTTAAAAATAACCATGAAAAAGTATCAAGTATATCTTTCAATATGCAGGGGGTTAACCCGATATGATAAATGTAAGTGATGAATTTAAACAGCTAATGACAGAACGACAAGATTTTAAATGCAATGCAGAAGTAACGCTTGCGAATGGAACTGTACTGCCATTAGGAGAAGATGATTTTTCAATAGATAATAATAGTCTGGTCGATGCGGCAGGTGCTAACACCATTCCTTTAGGTGTTGCACTCAGCCGTAATGTACAGTTAGAAATCATGAATGACGATGATCACTTATCCAATTATGACTTCTTCGGAGCAAAAATCAGACTGTATCTAACATTTGAATTATCAGAGACAACAGAAAAAATTGAATACGGTACATTTACTGTCACTCAACCAGAAACCTATGGAAGTGTTGTAACAATTGTTGGATACGATGATATGTATAAAGCAGATAAGGCATACAGCACAGCATTGACGTTTCCTGCGACAGCAAAGAGTGTATTGATAGATAGTTGTGATACCTGTGGTATCTTGATTGGAGACAGTAACTTTTTACATAACGATTTCCAAATACCAACCATGCCATCTAGCGAGTACACGCACAGACAGATTATAGGATTTATTGCAATGATTGCCTGCGGAAATGCAAGAATTGACCGCACAGGGCGATTGCAGATAATGACCTATGATTTTGATTATGATAATGAGAATATTCATAAATTGGTTGATTACAATAATCTGACAAGTGATACGAACGATGTGCAGGTAACAGGCGTTCGAACGACACAAAAGGTTACTACAACCGATGATGGCAATACAAGTGACACAGAAAAAACGGTACAAGTTGGTAAAGATGGTTATGTTTTATCTGTAGAGAACCCACTTGTAACAGGGCATGAAGAGACACTTATTTCGTGGATTTATGAAAAGTTTGAAAATGTGACTTTTAGAGCTTTTACGATGGACTATATATCTTATCCAATAGCAGAGTTTATGGATAAGATTAAAGTTACAGATTGGAGAGAAAATAGCTTCTATTCAGTATTAACAGATGTAAACTTTGTATTCTTCGGATATACAACATTAAAGAATAGTGCAGAATCTCCATTGCGTAACCAGAGCAACTACACATCAAGTAATCAAAAAGCGATCATACAAGGTAAACAGTTAGTTGAGCAGGAAAGAAATAACCGTCAAAATGCTTTAGATAAGATGCAAGAAGCATTAAAAAACAGTAATGGAATGTATGCAACGCAGGAAATACTGTTAGATGGTTCGACTATATATTACTTGCATGACAAACCAACATTAGTAGAATCAAAGAATGTTATTAAATTGACATCGGAAGTTATCGGATTCTCTATTGATGGTGGTAAGACATATCCTTACGGATTTACGATCACTGGGGAAATGGTAGCAAGATTGCTTTATACAGAGGGTATTAATGCAGATTATATCAACACTGGTGCATTAACTGTCAAAGATAAATCTGGAAATATCATCTTCTATGCAGACATGGAGACTGGTACTGTAAAGATTTCTGGGGATAACGTCACAATCGGTGGTAAATCAGCACCCGATGCGATCAGTGATGCAGTGAAAGAATCTAAGAACTATGCAGACGGTAAAGTATCAGACTTTGCAGAAACAGTTACAAAAAGTGTAGCTGATCTACAGAACCAGATTGACGGACAGATCGAGACGTTCTACTACGACTATGAGCCAACTCTAAAAAACATCCCTGCTTCTGACTGGACAACAGAAGATGATAAAAAGAAGCATGAGGGAGATTTGTTTTACTGGAAATCTAAAGGTTATGCTTACAGATTTTTCAAAGACGGCGATACATGGAAGTGGCAGTTAGTACAAGATACGGACGTCACAAAAGCATTGCAGACAGCATCTTTTGCACAGTCTACAGCTAACAGTAAGTGCCGTGTATTCCTAACACAGCCTACACCACCTTATGACACAGGAGATATGTGGAATCAAGGACAGAACGGAGACATCCTTACTTGCGTGGTAGCAAGGGGAGAGGGTGCAAGCTATGTGGAAACCGACTGGCAGAAGCTTAACAAGTACACGGACGATGAGACAGCCAATAAGGCACTGGAAGAAGCCAGAAAATCTCGTGCAATGATTATCAATCTGGACAACGATTATCAAGCAATCACGACAGATTATAAGGGAGAGTACACAACGTTTCCAGAGTGCCGCACGACAGCACAGGTTTTGTACGGTCATACCGACATATCTAACGACTGTACTTATAATGTGCAGAAGTCAAGCGGTGTCGTAGGTTCTTGGAACAATTCAACTCACACATACACTGTGACAGCATTAACAACAGACGTGGGATGGGTGGATATTACAGCAAATTACCTAAATACATATTCTGTTACGAAAAGATTTGACATTGCTAAATTAAAAGGCGGTATCCCTGGAGAGACAGGTGCAAAAGGAGATAAGGGAGAAACTGGAGCAAGCGGTAGAAGTATCACAAGTTCTGAAACGACTTATCAAGCATCCAACAGCGGAACGGTAGCACCAACAGGAACATGGAGCAAAACACCGCCAAACGTTGCAGAAAATCAATATCTGTGGACGAGGACCATATATACTTACTCTGATAAAACCACAAGCACAACATATTCCATCGGTAAGATGGGAGCTAAAGGAGAACAGGGTGCAAAGGGAGAAACTGGTGCTACTGGACCGCAAGGGGAAAAGGGTGCCACTGGACCTCAAGGGCCACAGGGCGAACAGGGAATCCAAGGTCCGCAAGGAGAAAAGGGCGAAAAAGGCGACCAAGGACCACAGGGTCTACAAGGTATTCAAGGCCCAAAAGGAGAACAAGGAATCCAAGGACCTAAGGGTGCTAGTGGAGATACAACATATTTTCACATTAAGTATAGTTCTGTGGCAAAACCCACAACAGCTTCTCAAATGACTGAAACCCCATCTACCTATATTGGAACATACGTGGACTTTACAGAAGCCGACTCAAGCGACCCATCTAAATATACATGGGCAAGATTCCAAGGATTGCAGGGAGAAAAAGGTACACAGGGTATCGCAGGTACTAACGGTATTGATGGAAAAACATCTTATCTTCACATCAAATACTCAAATGACGGTGGAAAAACCTTTACTTCCAATTCTGGCGAAACGGTAGGAGATTACATTGGTACTTGCACAGATTACAACCTAAACGATCCAACGACAGTAGCTTCTTATACTTGGGCGAAGATTAAAGGCGAACAGGGTATTCAAGGAGCTAAAGGGGATAAAGGAGAACAGGGTGTTGCAGGTAAAGACGGAACTGACGGTAAAAATGCAACGTATATTACTGTATCTGGTACTAATTATGATACGGTTCAAGGAATTAGTAAAAATGCATCATATGTTCTTATAAATGGAATTAAATATGATTTTATGCCAACTAGAGGACATACATTAGTAGTTATCAATCCATCCAGTGGTGCTATAGAAAGTATAAAAAGTTATGATACATATACGACAGCAAGTGCATTAGACAGCCCATTGAGTGCAGTAGCATCTGGAAAAATAATATGTTTGTTTACTGCGGATGCAAGCGGATTAACCCGAACCGCCAGAAACACATTAATAGAATGTGGTTCTGCAATGACCGACACTTGGGGAAGTTCTCGTGTTACTCATCTTTTTATCGGTATGAAAGGATTAGAAAAGGGCAATGCATATGAAATTATTGCAAAAGGAAGTGATGCTACAAAAAGTATTACCGCATATTATACTGCATCTGGAATAGTTCTTAATGGACAAGTTGGAGCGACTGGACCGCAGGGAGCTAAAGGAAATGACGGTGTATCTCCGACAGTATCAATTTCAAAAAGCGGTACAGTAACAACCATCACAATTACAGATAAAAATGGAACACATACACAGACTGTCAATGACGGAACGAATGGAACGGCAGGTAAGGCAGGTGCGGACGGTAAAACACCATATTTCCATGTTAAGTATAGTAACGATGGCGGTAAGACGTTCACTTCTAATTCGGGAGAGGACGTTGGAACATATATCGGAACTTGCACCGACTATAACCAAGCAGACCCTACAACGGTTGGTTCTTACACTTGGGCAAGAATCAAGGGAGAGACAGGGGCAACAGGACCACAGGGAGAAAAAGGGAATACGGGAGCAACTGGTCCGCAAGGAAGTGCAGGAAGAACGTACTTCATGGAAACATCGTCAAGTATCGTGAAAATGTCTGCGGACAACACGATTGTGCCGAACTACATTACATTATCTGGTTACTACCGTGACGGTACAGCAACAGCACGTACAGCTTATAAGTGTCGATTCAAGATTGAGGAAACAACGGACGGAGATACATACACGACCGTTTATACTTCATCCTCAGATGAAACTGACATTACCCATGCACTGTACTCTGTGCTAGCAAGTGGTTCAAGCGGTGTTACTGCAAGCGGTTCAAGTGGTATCGGTATCTCAAGAAATCTTACAGCGTTAAGGTGTACGATGTATGCCGCAGGTGGATTTTCACAGGTGTTGGATATTGAGACAATTCCAGTAGCCATTGACGTAGATGCACTGACTCACGAAGATATATTCAATCTGCTGACCAACGACGGAGCATGGCAAGGTATTTATCGTGGGTCTGACGGTAAGTTGTATATCAACTTTACTTATGCTAGAGGTGGAACATTAAATCTTGGTGGAAAAGCAAACACGTACGGTAATGGACAAATGCACGTTTATGATGCAAATGACAATGAAATTGTTGACATAAACACGAAAGGGATAGTCGTAACGCATTATATATCAGGCATGGGAGAAAAGCCAATATCATATGTGTGTATAACACCAGACGTGTTCGGTGGTATATATTTATCTGAAAACAAGGATGGAACTGGTGCATGTGCGATTTTGTCCCCAGATGAGATTGTATTAAAAAATAACAGCAGTGGACCAATTACAGTACAAACAGACATAACAATGCATATGACGGATGAATCACTTTATCTTGGGTCGGTAAGTAATTATAAATTTCATTTTGGAAAAGAAAAATCAAGTTTTTATCAGCCAGTTACTATTGGCGGAAGTTTGTCTGTTGCAGGAACAAAAAACAGAATCATAGATACAGAAAATTACGATACAAGAAAGCAGTATTGTTATGAAACAGCAACCCCATATTTTGGGGATATAGGTTCTGGATGTACTGATAATACAGGAAAATGTTACATAGACATTAACGATATATTTTCAGAGACAGTAAACACAGGTGTTGAGTACCAAGTATTCTTGCAGAAAGAGGGGCAAGGCGATATATGGGTAGAAGAAAAGACCGATAGTTACTTTGTCGTTCGAGGCACTGAAAACCTTAAATTTTCGTGGGAAATCAAAGCAATTCAGAAAGATTACGAATTTGAACGACTTGAAAAATTCGATAACTCAGAAAAAGAAGAAGTGATTGACTATGAGAAAGAATATATGGAAGAAATCAACGATTTGATTAAAGAACAGGAGGAAATGTTAAATGAAACAGTTGAGTAGCTTTATGGTATTAAATATTGACGGTGGAGACAGAGTATCATACACATACAATGAGATTGACGATAACACAGGAGAACCATTGTCACAGAATAAAAAAGAAAATTTCTGGGTAGTAGATAAAGAACTTAAAAAGCACATTGATGCTATCAGAAGCTACGTCAGAGAAAACAAGTTGAATTAAGGAGTGATGTTATGGCAATCAATATACCTTTAGTACATATATCGGATTTAACAGAGAAAAAGACAATATCAGATGATGATTACATGCTTACTGGTGGGAGTACCGCCAGTAAGGTTAAGTGGTCAACGATCGTGTCTCTGATAAAAACTAAATTAGGGATTGGAAATATAGAAGATAGTATAAGTAAAATACAATCAGATATTTCTACGTTAAATAGTGATTTTTCAAGTTTACAGTATAAAACCTATGGCATTGATGGATTTGCTATTAAAAAAAATAGTCAGTTAGCAATGATTTATATATGGTATGGCAAAAGTTTGACAGGCGGTAATACAAATCAAACTTTATTAACATTGCCCAACGGTATTACATTTAACAATGAAGTTTTCGCTCCTTGTGAAATCATTGACGGAAGTTGGACTCCACGTGGAAATACTGGGTACATAACTATACATAACAATACAGTGGACATAAGATGCAAAGATACAACATCTTACGGTGTCGTAATAGCAAATGTGATTGTTCCTGCATCATACATTAATATTTCATAGTTCTATTAACTAAATAATGATTTTTCTTTCGATTTTACATTAGTTCCAAACGGCAACTTAAAAACCTATTTGAATGTCTTTAAAGTCAAAAATAAGCTTATTATAATTGGTGGCATTGACGTTCCGTTTCGATGGGAAAAAACATATTCTTTTTTGACAATAAACGGATTGACTGCCGTAAAATCTGAAAGCTGTATGTTAGTACATGTTCAAGCGAGTGGACAGGAAATCACATTGTTAAACATTCCTAAAGGTGGCAATCGAGATTTAATGCATACACTAATTAGTGATTTAAC